AGCCCTCCGGCTTCAAGTGTGGAATCTGTCATCTGTTTCTGCACGGCGGTATGCTTCAGTTTCTCGGCGACAGCACTCACGCGCTGGCTGGGAAGACGGTGCCTCTTCCTGAGTTGCCTCCCGATCATCAGGACCATTAAAAGGGCTTGTCAGGGCCTGCTTCACCTGCTATATGACGATTCGCTGCCGACGGGGTCGGTGGTCTTGGTCGGCGGGGTCGACCTAGCAGGAGACTAAAATGCCCGAGCTAATCTACGACAAGGCCGAGGATGTTCCGGCCGCTCTCAAAGACATCGCCAAGGAAAAGGACGGCAAGTTCATCGCGAACGTCGTCGCCAAGGCGGAGCTGGACGACTTCCGCCAGCGGAACATCAACGTCTCGCAGGAGCGAGACAATCTCCAGAGCACCATCGGCCGACTGACGACGGATCTAGCTCTCGACCCGCAGAACCTGGACGGATTCGTGGAGGAGATCAAGGAGCTCCGCGACGTGAAGCAGCAGGTGGACGACGGCAAGCTCGTCAAGGACACCTCGCTCGCTCAGGCGGTGGAGTCCAAGACCGCCGAGATGCGCCGCTCGTACGAGGAGCGCATTCGCGGACTGGAGACGTCCAACAAGACGCTCACCTCGGACAACGAGAAGCTGAAGAGCGACGTCAACCGCTCCATCATCGACCGCGAGGTCATGAAGGCCATTGGCGACCCAAAGTCCGGCGCGCGGCCGGAGGCGACGCAGCACATTCTCCGCGAGGCCTACGAGGTCTACAAGGTGGAGGACGGGAAGCTCGTCCCGAAGGACGCCAGCGGCAACGTGATCTACGGTACGGACGGTGCCTCCCCGATGAGCCCGAAGGAGTGGCTCGTCAAGCAGCAGGAGGCGACGCCCTTCTTCTTCAAGGAAGCGCAGGGCGGCGGAGGCGGAGGCGGCGGCGGAAACGGCGGAGGACCTCTCTCGCCCGCAGCCATCGCCGAGATGTCGCCGGAAGAAAAGATGAACTATGGCCGCGAGCACGGTCTGGACGGTCGTTCCCGATAGAAGGAGGTAGGGGTCGCCTAATCCTCGTCGGGCGACCCTCCTCATAGAAGGCGAGAGTCGTGTCTAGTGAAGGCTACGTCATCTCAAACCCTAAAGGGAATAATCGGGATCTCGAGATTCACTTCCGGGGAAGAAACGGCTCTCAAAAGAAGTTCAAGACTCTACGGCCTGGAGAGGCGTGCCGCTGTGACAAGCGACTCGTCACCATAATGGAAAAGGCACGCCCTCCACGGCTTCAGCTCCTCAAGAACGGTCAGCTCGTAAAAGATCGGAAGAGGTAAGTGTCCGAGAGGGTGCGCCCCGCTCTCTGCACCCTATTTCTCGTAGTGCTGGTCATTGGCTTCTGTAGCCACTCTCAGAACACGGCGCACCGCCAGCTAACCCGCACAAGCCAAGGCACCCACGCACGCGCTCGATGAGGCGTCTGAGGCCTCCCTAGGTTGGTCGCAAAAGTTTTTTGCCAGCGGGGGCTTGCCAAACCCTCAGATCTGCGGTATAGAGCTGTGAGTAGAGCTTCACGGAGCTCTGCCTCCGCGGCCGAGCCGCAGCACAGACGAGGAATTTGACCATGCCCATGACTCTCGTGGAGGCCGCGAAGCTCGAGACCCGCAATCTCGTGCGCGCTGGCGTCATCGAACAGTTTGCTCGCACTTCGGAAATTCTCCGCGTCCTTCCGTTCCAGAATATCCAGGGTAACGCTCTCGCCTACAACCGCGAGGAGCAGCTTCCTGGTGTCGCCTTCCGCGCGGTGAACGAGGGATATCCGGAGAGCGTCGGCGTCATCAATCCGGCGACTGAGACCCTGTACATCGCCGGCGGTGATCTGGACGTCGATCGCTTCATCATCCAGACGATGGGTGCGGGTGTTCGCTCCACCCACGAGAACATGAAGATCAAGGCGCTCGCTCAGGCATGGACGACCAAGTTCATCAAGGGCGACACCACGCTTCAGCCGCGCGAGTTCGACGGCCTTCAGGTTCGCCTGACGGGCTACAATCTGCTCTCGGCAGGTACGGACGGTCCCACGGGAACGAACGCTGCGGGCGGCGATGCTCTCTCGCTCGACGTGCTCGATCAGGCGATCGACAAGGTGCCGAACGCCAACGCGATTCTCATGTCGCGCGCGCTGCGTCGCAAGTTCAAGGCGGCGCGGAACAACGTCAACATCTCGGGCCAGATCGGCCTGGAGAAGGATGACTTCGGTCGTCCCGTCCAGACCTACGCCGGTCTCCCCATTCTCACCACCTACGGCGATGCTGTCACGCCCGACCCGCTCGGCTTCAACGAAGTCAGTCCGGGCGGCGGCGCGAATACGAGCACGTCGGTCTATGTTCTGAACTTCGGCATCGACGGTGTCGCCGGCATTCAGAACGGCGGCATGGACGTGCGAGATCTCGGCGAGCTTCAGACGCTCCCGGTCTATCGCACTCGCGTCGAGTGGTACTCGGGATTCGGTATCTTCAACGGCTCGGCCGCGGTCCGAATCCAGGGCATCAAGAACGCCGCTCTGGTCGCCTAACGAGAGCGGAAAGGAGATTCTGCAATGGGAACTCAGCGTAACGTCATGAACGCCACGATGGATGCGTCTCTTCAGCTGAAGGACGCGGGCGTTCTCACGGCCTCGGGTGCCGGTCAGGTTGGCGGCGTCAATCGCGTCGTCAATCTCGGTACGGGCGTCGTCAGTGGCGCGTTCGTCGTGGACATCTCGGCTCTGGACGTCACCAGTGCGGACGAGACCTACGACATTCGCCTCCAGGTGTCCTCGGACGCCACGTTCGCAACGGACGTGACGATCGCGGCCCGCGTGGTCGGCGGTGCGTCGGCGGCCACGGCTGGTCAGGACGTCCAGGGAGTCGGTCGTCGCTCCGTGCCGTTCAACAACATCGGCGAGGATGGGGCTCCAAAGCCCTATGCTCGGGCGTATCTGGCGGCGGGCGGCACCACGCCCTCCATCAACTTCGCCGCGATGATCACGCAGAACCCGCTTCCGTAATCGGGGCGGCGGAAAGGAGTGAATTGACATGACGGTACGTGAAGGAATGCTCCCGTCCGCGATGGTCCCGGGATTGGTGACCGTCGAGGACAAGAAGGGTCGTCGCCAAAACCTCTATCCGGTGGACGCGAAGGAACTTCTCAACGCGCAGGGCGACGAGTACAAACTCGTCGAGAACGGTGCCATCGAGGCGGCTCGTCTCGCGGCAACGCCTCTTCGCTCCGGCATGGCGGCGAACATTCCCGACGATCACATCGTCGCGGAAGTCTCCGGCATCGCTGGTCGCGTCGTCGTCGGCGAGAATGCCAAGGACGCGGAGAAGATCCGTCAGTCGGGCGAGAACGACGGCGAGCCTGTGAAGGCCAAGGGTCCGACCTCCGCCTCGGAGCAGGATGCCGAGAAGGCCAAGCAGTCGGCCGCTCAGGGCGACGGCAAGAAGGCCGAAGGTCAGGGCGACGGCAAGGCAGGTCAGTCGGGCGCTTCCGGCCAGAAGTAATCAGTTCCGCCAGCCAGCGGACTGAGCGCCCGTCGCAGTCGTCGCGCTGCGGCGGGCGCTTTCATTAGAAGGGGTGTTCTAGAAGTGCCGACAATCCCAGCTCCGGTGGACTCAGATGGGAACATCACGCTACCGCGAGCTGGGGCGATCGTGATTCCTGTGCGGATGCAGCAGGCTGACGGAACGCCTATCGACGCCTCTGCTCTCACTCTTCGCTTCGTCGCCGGCACTCGTCTCAACAAGCTTCTGACGGACGACGCGTCGTTCGCTGGCGGGAAGGTTCTCACAATCGAGGAGGATGAGGCGGCTGAGTTTTCTTCGCACTGGATCAATTTCTCGGTGCTGGACGAGACGAACGACCCAGCCGTTGAGATCTGGCCTGGAAAGATTCGGCGAGGTGATCAATGACCGACGCGGTCATCCTACGCCAGCAGTCAGTCGTCACCTTGGTTCAGGGCGACCCTACGCCCGTCGTAACTCAGGTGCAGGCTCCGACTGTTCTAATTCAGCGCGACGGTGTTCCCGGGATTCAAGGTCCTCAGGGACCGGAGGGCAACGGGATTCAGACGACCTTCGTCTACAATCAAGCCTCAGCTGACACGACTTGGAACATCTCCCACAATCTCGGTAGATTCCCTTCTACCACGATTGTGGATAATCTCGGTAGGGAGCTTCTCGCAGAGGTCACGTATCTCGACGCGAATCTTCTCAGCGTGGCGTTCGATGTCCCAGTCTCCGGAACGGCGTATTTGAATTGAGGAGTACCAGACCATGAAGATGGTTGTTAATCTCGACCTCAACAAGCTTCAGATTCAGAATCCGGTTCTGCATCCTCTCGCCTCTGCTCCCGGGACTCCCGTCACGGGTCAGATGTACTACGACACGGCTCTCGGGGCTCCCCGCTGGTACGACGGCTCGGCCTTCACCAACAAGGCCACGGATTCAGCTCTGCTCGGCGGAAGCTCCCTCGCGAGTGTTCTCAATCGCGCGAATCATACGGGAACGCAGCTCGCCGCCACGATCAGTGACTTCGGCACGGCTGTTCAGGCAACGCGCCTGGATCAGCTGACAGCTCCTACAGCCGCCGTTAATCTCAATGGTCAGAAGATCACCAATCTGGCGACCCCGACCAACTCAGGTGACGCGGCGACGATGGGGTACGTCGACAGCGCCGTTCAGTCGGCTGCGGCTGGCATCGACTCCAAGCCCTCGGTTCGTGCCGCCTCCACGGCGAACGTCACGATCTCCGCGCCTGGAACAGCTATCGACGGCGTCACTCTGGCTAACGGCGATCGTGTTCTTCTGAAGAACCAGACCACGGCGTCGCAGAATGGCGTCTACGTCTTCAACGGCTCGGGCTCTCCTCTGACTCGCGCTGCCGACGCGGATCAGAACAATGAGTTGACTCCTGGTGCCTTCTGGTTTGTCGAGGAAGGCACGACCAACGCGAAGACTCAGTGGCGTATCGAGAATACCGGCACGATCACAGTCGGTACGACCGCCATCACCATCAATCAGTTCGGTGCCGCCGCTGGATACACTCAGGGCAACGGCATCACCATCACTGGCAACAGCATCGCAGTCAACGCTGTTGCAGGTGGCGGAATCTCGGTGGCCGCTGGCGGCGTGTCGGTTGACACTGCCGTAGTCGTCCGTAAGTACGCGTCGGACATCGGCGACGGTACGAGCACGACTATTACCGTGACGCACAATCTCGGCACTCAAGACGTGACGGTGTCCGTGCGAGAGAAGGCCACGAACGCGATGGTCACGGCAGACGTCGTCGCCAACGGCGTCAACACGGTACAAATCACGTTTGCCTCAGCTCCGGCTGCGAATAGCTATCGCGTAGTCGTTCACGCATAAGGAGTCGTTGTGAAGGTCCTCGGGCCTCTAGTTCTCCCACACAGAACGGCTCCAGGCTCTCCAGCGGATGGAGAGCTGTGGACGACTACGACGGGTCTCTTCGTAAGAATAAATGGCGCTACCGTAGGCCCTCTCAGCACCGGAGGAGGAGGCTCCGCAACTCCCGGCTGGACTACGACAGCTACTGGAACAGGTGCATCGCAGGACGTCACTCTTCCTGAGTCTGGTCTAACCGTCAACGACGTCTTCGTCTTCGTGAGGGGTGTGTTTCAACGTCCTACGACTGACTACACCATCGCCGGAGCGACTCTAACTCTTACGAGCTACGCCAGTGGCGACTCTATCACGATAATCAAGCCCGCCACCAATCCCTCCATTCTAGGATGGGACGGTGGTATCGACGGGTTGATGGCTGACGCTGAGACTATTAATCTAGGCTTCGCTCCGAAGGCCATCAATCTCACCACTGCAAATTGTCAGGTGTGGGCGCTCACAGGAGCCACGGCGTCGACAGTTCTTACTCTGTGGAAGAAGACCTCGGTCGGCGCTACTCCTGTACAGATTCTCACCGCCACCTTCGCCGCAGGAGGTTCAGGAGGAGCTCAGGCGGCGACTATTAGCATGACGAATGCGGCGATAGAGAGTGGAGCTATGGTCTACTGGACTGGCCCCGCGACTGCCGACGCGACGCTTGCTAATATAGCCTATATGATCAGGTAGCCGTGATGTTTACCTTCGCGGCAGCACAACGCTATTCAAATGCCTACGGCTCTGCGATAGTGAGTCGTAGCTTCAGCTTCGCCACAGGCCACCGCATCATTTGTCTCTGGTACGGGGACAACAGTACTCGCACCGTGTCGAGTGTGGTTTGCAACGGAAACTCATGCACGAGAATAGACGGAGGAGTAAGCACGGACGGAACGCAGATCTGGGCTGATACGTCCGGATCGCGCGCAGCCGCCAGCGAGACGGTCACCGTAACATTCAGCACCACCATTGATCTCGCTATGATCGGTGGTGTCACAGCAGATGCGTCACTGAACATAACTCCAATCGCCAACAGTCGTCTACCCGCTGCTTCTCTCGTAGACCCAAAGATATATCCTAATCCCATCAGTGTACCCGACGCTGGTGCTGCTCTTGGTTTCAACTTCTTCGCTGGTCCGACTGGAATTACCCCCACGAACGGAACTGAGATCGGCGAGTTAATCAGCTCGTCGACCTACGAGTGGGTGGAATACGGTCAGGGAATCTACACTCCGGCTTGGAACTCTGGGAATCAAAGTACCTCTGATGGTATTGTGGTCGTCTTCCAGCCGACTACTCCCTCGAGTACCGTCACTGAGACAGCCATCTACAACTTTAACGGGGCTACTCCTGGAGCGGCTACAATCTCGGGGAGCCACATTACTGCGGATGCAATTTCTCTCGGCTCTACAATCATAGCAACGGTGGGTGACAACAGCGTCGGCTACCCGACGCCTGAGCTGAGAGCTATTCCCGCCGTGGCGACGACTGCCGCAGCAGCGGTGACTAGCAATGACTATTTTCAATTCACTATTCACGGCGGAGCGGGTCTATTCCTCAAGCGCATCCAGCTCAAGGCGGCGCGCGGTGGATCTTCAACGCCACGTGGATTTATTATTCGCTCGAGCGCTGACGGATTTGCGAGTGATCTCGTAGCCGATAAACCAGTGCCGACGATCAGAACAACTTACACGGAGTACGATTTTCCGGTAAATCTAGACCTCACATCGCCAGCCACTCTTCGCTTCTACATCTACGGGCCGATCGCTGGAGGCTCGTCCATTGAGTTTGACGACTTCATCTTCTCCGTACCAGTCTCGGGGAGTGACACGACTGCTCCCGTCATCACTAATCGCACTACCGTTAATATCAAACCGAAGACACCTCTGTCGCTCACTCTGACCTCCGACGATCCTGCGGCTGTTTGGACTAAGACGGGTGGAGCAGATCAGGCGCTCTTCACTCTGATCGGAAATACTCTAACTCTTCCGGCGCAGAATGCGAGAGTAATTCGGCAAGTACAAGTCACTGCCACCGATGCTGCAAGTAACTCAAGCAATGCGACTATTACTGTGAAGACGACTGACTTTAAGCGGAGATCGAGGGCCTACTGATGAACCAGCTATTAATTCAGCAGATCTTCTCGGCTACGGGCGTGATCTATGGTCGCAGCTCTGCCGGAACGGGTCAGGGAGAGGAGCTCACTCCTGCCGCCGCGAGAACGCTCCTGGGAGTCTCGTCAGGAAGCATCACGTTCGTCCTCGACGGAGGTGGAGCAGTTATTGCGGCTGGACAAACTCTCGATCTTCCCGACTTTCCCTATGCCGCGAACATCACAGGCTGGACCATCACGGGCGACGTATCCGGCTCTGCCGTAGTCACGATCTCTAAGGCCACCTATGCGAACTATCCGACCTTCACAGCAATCTCCGGAACTGAGAAGCCAACGCTCTCGTCAGCCCAGAAGAATCAAGATCTAGCCATCTCAACCTGGACCACCGCTCTAGCTCAGGGAGATGTTCTGAGAGCTAGTGTGGACAGCGCTTCCACCGTGAAGCGTCTGACGGTCACTATTCGCTACACGAGATAGCTATGTCCTGGATTGACAATGGCTCAATAGGCTCGGCCCAGAACAAGACAGCCGCGAACAACATTAGTCTAGTAACTACTTCGGCTCTGAGCGTTGGCGACGTGGTCTTGGTGCAGGTCGCCACCGACAACTCCTCCAGCACTGGCGGAGCAACCTCTACTCACACGAGCGTTACCTGTGGTGGGAATACCTTCACCAAGGCCGCCGAGATAACGAACAGCGGCGGAGCTGCGGCCGGAGGCGTTACCTTATCTCTCTGGCGATGTATCATCACGACGGCAGTAGCCTCTGGAACTTCCCTTACGGCGAACTTCAGCTTTAGCCCAGCGGCGAAGTGTATGAGCGCGCGCAGCTTCACCCCCGCCGCTGGATCTACGTTTACTTACGCGACGCCACAGACGAATAACGCTACAGGAGCACCTGCTGCTCTCACAATATCAGGTCTCGACGCCTCCAAACAGACTTTGCTGCAACGAGCAGCGGGGCTAGAGTCAACTTCAACTTCCATCAGCACTCAGACCACCGGCTGGACTCTGGGCTTAGACGTAGGAACGTCTGGAGGAAGTGCCGCCACCAACATCTCTACGAGATCTGAGTTTCTCGCCGACTCGGGAGCTAGCTTCACCTCACAACCCGGAGGAACCTCAGGCGATGGTTGCAGCATCATGATTGCGATTACTGAGACTCCTCCGGCAGTGACAACCAAGCCGAGCGGGTACGCCTTTATCACGGATTAAGAAGTTCAGCGCTGGCATTCTGTAGGCTGGTCAAGAGATGTTTCTCATGCTATGCTCGCCTAAAGGAGATTGAAATGCCGATTTTCACAGTAGAGGACGGCACCGGTCTCGCACAAGCAACTTCCTACGCCTCCGTCGTAGAGGCAGATGACTATTTCTCTGCTCACCCGTTCTACGCAGACAACTGGAATGAGCTTGGTGAGTCGGACAAAGAAAATCTCCTCATGACGGCTTCCACGATGCTCGACAGCATCATGACGTGGAATGGAACTATCTACAGCAACACGCAGGGTCTCGGTTGGCCTCGCTCTTTGGTGTTTGACTCCGAGTATCGACCCGTCGCCAGCAACGTAGTTCCTCGCGGCGTCAAGATCGCGACAATGGAACTCGCGATGTATCTCTGGCGGAATGGAGATGTGTTCGAGGCACCTTCTTCCACGGGCGTAGACCGTCTCAAGATCGACGTTATTGAACTTCAGTTTAGCTCAACGCAAAACGGAGGGTCTAGGGGTAAAGCCCCCGTACCAGCCGCCGCCCTGCTGGCCCTGCGTGGCCTCGGAGAGTACACGTTAGGCACTCGAGTACGCCGAGTCCAGGTAGGCTAGATGGACGGGCTCCTGAACTTAGTCGCTGACGGCATCGAGACAGCATTTTCGCTGGCCTCCGAGATTGTAGTCACCGGGACTTATACGAAGAAGACGGGTAGCGGTGACTACGATCCGGTTACGGATAAGCGAGCTACTACTACTCAGGTGTTCTCAAATGTTCGGTTCATAGAGACTGGTACTAGTCTTCAAGAGCGCGAAGCTTCTCCCATCTCTATCACGGACGCAAAGTTTCTGGTGCCTGCCAAGGATCTGCCGATTGAGCCAGCAGAGAACGACTTCTTCGAGTTGTCCACTGGCAGAAAATTCAATGTTCTCATGTCACGACCAATCCCGGGACAGAAGCTGCACGTCATCTTCGGGAGGCAGGCATGAGCGCACAAGCTATGATGCGCCCTCGCTTCAAGAGGCCACGTGGATTTAATCGCATCGGCGAGCAGGCGATGAAAAATGTTCGTGATGTTCTCTCAGCCAGACTGGCGATGGGTCTTACGGACATGCAGAAGTCTATTCTAGAGACTCCTGTCTATACCGGTCGTACTCTCGTCAACTTCCGCTGGAGCATTGGCTCGCCCATTAAGTCTACTCGTGGTGCTGTGACAGAGCCTGCACTTCCGGGAAAGACCAGTGATCTTCCTCTCGGCTCAGAGCCTCGTCGTCGCGCCAATGCGGCGGTAGTTCAGGAGGAGTTCGAGATTGTTCTCGCGGCAGCGAAGGCAAATCCTTTCCAGAGCTTCTACCTCACGAACAACCGGCCCGAGTTCAGCGAGGTTGAGTATGGCTCTTACGCCAGCGAAGGTCATCAGTCTCGTACCCCTCCAGGCGGTATGACTCGCCGAGGTGAGACACTCCTAGAGTACTCCTTGATGGGATTTGTGAAGAGTGTCCAAAGAAACTGAGAGAGCTGCCATCTCGGAACACTTCAAGAGTGTCGCCGAGCCTGAGTTCGGCGAGAACATCGCTTGGCCGAATCAGGCATTCGAGACTCCGCAGGATACGATGTTCGCGGTATTTAACATCGTAGACAGGGGGACAATTCGGCGCAGCCTCGGCCGCTCATTCACCAAGAGAAGCTTCGGCACGATGCAGGTGGACATCTACACGCCGAAGAATGAGGGAACCAAGGAGTCTAGAACTCTAGCTGACATCTGGACTCTCGTGTATGAGATGCTGGAGCTGACTACTTCTGATGGTGAGCTCATCGTATTCCAGACCCCATCAAGTCGTGCTATGGCGACTAACGAAATTCGCGCCGCCAACCTTGACGATAACTGGGATCGGTACGTCTTCGAAGCTCCCTTCTATCGTGATCAAAACGTCGAAAAATAACGCTTGCATCTCTCCACGTCTGGAGCTATGCGTAGGCAAACTCAGGAGGCCTAACTGATGGACAGTAATAGGACTGCACTTAGGGTCGCCAAGGAACCGTCCTTCGGTGTGGCTCCCACGAATCCCGTCTACAAGGAAATTCGCCGCACGTCGGATGCGGTGAGCTTCACGCCGACGAACGAGGTCACCAACGAGATCGACTCCACGCGACAGGTCAACGACCTGATCAATACGGGTCGTGACGCTGGCGGCGACATGGCGATGGAGCTTTCCATCGAGAACATGGACTCGTTCCTCGAGGGATTGTTCTGCAACAACTGGCTTCGCACGCCCGAGGTCTCGAACGGTGCTCACTGGGAGTATGGTGCCTCGGCCACGCGCATCACGGCTGTCTCGGGTACTGCCATCACCGTCGCGGCTACCTCGGTTCTCGCCGGCTCGCAGAACAACGCGACGGCGTCTGCTTTCGTCACGGGAATGCTGATCCGCAACACCGGCTACGGCGTCCCGGCGAACAACGGTTTGTTCCCGATCACGGCAGGAACCGCGACGACCATCGCGGGAACGTTCACCATCGAGGCCTCTCCGCCAGCAACGGCGAAGACGAAGGTGGTCGGCTTCCAGGGTGCCTCGGGTGATATCGTCGCTACCATCACGGGTGGCCCTGCTCTCACCTCCACGACCCTGAACTTCACCACGCTCGGTCTCATCGTCGGCCAGTGGGTGAAGATCTCGAACGAGGGTGGCGCCTTCTCCTTCGGCACTGCCGCGAACAACGGCTTCGCTCGCATCAGCGCCATCGCCGCGAATCGTCTGAGCTTCGACATCACGCAGGGCATCTTCGCTGCTGACACCGGCACCGGCAAGACCATTCGCGTCTACTTCGGTGACACCATCCGCAACGGCGTCACTCAGTTCACCTATCGCCTGGAGAAGGAGTACACGCTCGCCGCTGGTGTTCGTTACTCCTACGCCTCGGGGCAGCAACCTTCCTCGCTCGCCATCTCGGCAGAGACGCGCGGCGTCGTGACGGCTACGCTGAGCTGGATGGGCTCCGACCTGTCCCCACCCAGCGCGACTCGTGACGCGGGTGCGGTGACCGAACCGATCAGCTCCAACTCGGTGCTGGACGGCTCCAACTCCGTGCCGATGATCATGGAGGCGGGTGCGGTCATCGGTGCGCCGAACTACGTGAGCGGCTTCGCCTTCACGTTGGACAACGGCCTTCGTGCCCGCAACGCCATCGGTTCTCCGGGAGCCATCGGCCTCGGTCTCGGCCGCGCGTCGATCACGGGAACTCTGACGACTTACTTCGGCGACGAGACGCTTCTCACGAAGCTCCGCAACGGCAGCGCCTCGGGGGCGACCATCGCCTTCCGCGATTCGGCGAATCTCTGCGCGGAGATTTGGGATCTTCCGCGTCTGAAGTACAACTCGGGCTTTCCGGAGGTCCCGGGAATCGATACCGATCTCACGACGCCGCTTGGCTTCCAGGCGCTGCGTGACATCGCGAACGGACGCGACTATACTCTTCTGCTCTCTCGGTTCGACTACTGCGTCTAATCGTTGAGCGAAGCGCATAAGGTTAGGACTGGCCCTGCCCCTCGGGGCCAGTCCTAAGTAGACTAGTGGAGAAGAAAGGTAATACGCATGGCTGGTTTTCGTAAGCGCTACAATACCGATCAGAGTCTCGAGGAAGAGGGCGTCTGGGTCGACTTCGGTGACGGGCTGAAGGTTCAAGTTCGACGTCTCACCTCCAAGACTTCCCGCGAGTATCGTCGCAAGCTGGAGAAGCCCTACACGGCTCAGTTTCGCAATCGCGAGATGCCTGACTCCCTCCAGGAAGAGCTGCTTAACAAGCAGGTCGCCGGCATCATCATCGTGAATTGGGAGGGTGTCGAAGATCCCGACGCGCCGGAACCCAAGGCCGGCGAAGAGCCGAAGATGCTTCCGTTCTCTCACGAGAATGCTCTGAAGATCATCAGCAACCCTGAGTTTCGCGACTTCCGCGACGACATTCTCACGGCTGCGATGGAGCGCACGACGTTTGAGAAAGAGCAGCGGGAGGCGGCAAGAAAAAACTAGAAGAGGCTCTCCTCTGGGAATTAAAACCCAAGCCTGATCTGGAGAAGATGGAGGAAGACATACTGGCGAGAGGTGAGGACCCCTCGCTCTTCCCAATATTGAACAGCAAGCCTGAGCTCTTTCGAGATTTGGTTTGGATTTGGGAAGGTTTCATGTGTCTTTCTCTATCTCGTCAGTACGGAATGGGCGCACCGCAGCCCATCGCTATGAGCGACGTTCTCGCTTACTGCGAATTCTTTCACATCTACGATCCTGTCGACAGAGAGGACTTCCTGTATCACGTTCAGAGGATGGACGCGGTATTCATGAAGGACTTCAAGGAGAGGAATAAGAACTCGAGCAAGACTAAAGCTGGTCAACTTCCACCGAGGCTAGGCGGATGAGCACTTACGAACTAGGTATTGACGGCTCTGGTGCAGAGGCCGGTGCTCAACGAATTGTAAAGTCGTTCGACGCCATCAAGGCTGCGGCTGATCGCATGGAGGGTGGGGTCAGCGCCGCCGCGAAGAAGGCGAGCTCTTCCTTCGCTGACATGCAGCGCAACGCACGTCCCGTGAGCGATGCTGCTATTCGCTCTCTCAAAGCTCTCAGCTCGGTGTTCGCGGGATTTCGCGCTCCTAGCGACGCGGCGGTACGCAACACCATCATCTTCCTTCAGGGACTCAAGTCCGTCGGCACCTTGAATCTCGGTAGGGTCACAGGTCTCGCCAGCCTTCTCGCTACAATCTCGGGCTACCGAGGTCCTAGCCCCACGGCGGGCAAGAATACTCTGGCAGTTCTGAACGCACTGAGATTCGTCAGCACGTTTTCCATGCCTCGCGGCCTCGTACAGATGCTGGCGGCGCTCTCAACCTTCAAGGGACCGAGCGTTGCTGCCGGTCGCAACGTCTCAGCTCTTCTCACAGCCTTGAACAACTTCAAGGCCGGACCGGGACTGGCTGCGGCTGTACGCGCGCTCGAGAAGATCGTTGTCGCCGCTAACAGTGCTCGCACATCTCTGAATTCTCTCAGAGGCGCAGCACCAAACACCATCACGGTGAAGGCTAACACCGCTGCCGCCAACAAGGGTCTTCTCGAGCTGACGAAGACCAGTAATTTCCTACAGACTGCTCTCCTTCGTACGCAGACTGCATGGAATGCTCTCGGCGGCATCCTTGCTGGGCGCGCCATTATCAAAGCAGCGAATGATCTGATCCAAATCTCTGCCCAGCTTGAAGCAGCTACGGGATCTGCAATCCAAGCAAAGATTCAGTTCGACTTCGTTCGATCCTATGCTGAAAAGATGGGTCTGGACGTTCGTACGGCGGCTAATTCCTTTGGCTTCTTCCTCGGCTCCGTCAAGGGAACTAATCTGACGTTGAAAGAATCTCGCGAGATCTTTGCGGGATTTAGCACGGCGGCACGAGCTCTTCAGCTCAGCACTGCTGACGTTGACGGCGTCTTCCGCGCTCTCGGTCAGATGATGTCCAAGGGCAAGATTCAAGCGGAAGAGCTTCGCGGCCAGCTAGGTGATCGTCTTCCCGGCGCCTTTGCTCGCTTCGCGGTCGCGCTACACATGACGAAGCCCGGAGAGCTAGACCAAGCTCTCAAGAAGGGTACGATTAGCGCTGACGTTATGAAGAAGGCGATTATCGACGTCGCCCATACACTTGAGATAGAATTCGCCGGCTCTGCAGACAAAATGTCCAAGACCGTGGAAGCCGCGTTTAATCGTCTTAAGAATGCCTTTACCTTCGCCTCCGGAGATTTTGGCCGTAACGGTCTCAATCAAGCTCTAATCCAGCTGATGGACACTGCGACGAAGCTTCTTCAGTCAAACGCGCTGAACAAGCTTCTCTCGGTCGTAGCGCAGGCCCTAAAGATCCTTGGCGACAACATTGATCTTGTCGTCACAGCTCTGGGGGCCTATGCTCTCGGTGCTACCTTGAAGTGGGCCTCGGCACTTCTTCGCCTCGGTACGATTATCAATATGACAGCCGCAGCGGCGAAGGGCTGGACGGCAATTCAAATGGCTGCGGGATTCGGCAGCATAGCTTCGGCCGCAACCTCAGCCGTCGGTCCGATCGGGACCATATTGAATCTTCTCAAGGCGAACGCGTGGTACGTCGTCGCAGCGGCTGTGGTTGCTCTCGCGGTTGCTCTAGATCAGCTAGCTCAGGCTGGTCACTCTACAACCGAGGAGGTCGTCAGGCACACAGGTTCTCTTGCGGATGCTGAGGCTGTTGTAGAACAGTACCGCGTCAATATTCTCAAGAACGCTGATGCCCTAGACACAGAAGCAGCATCCTTCCGAGCTGCCACGGTGGCCGCGATGGGTCATGCTCGCTTCATGATGAACACTACGAAGTTTGAGCAGACCTCAGGTCACTATCTTAACACCGACTTCTTCGCAGGTCGTGGTGGCTCGCCCATCATCTCCCGCAAGAGCATCAACGGGGAGGTTGTTCCAAACAATCTCTTGGACATCGCAAATCAAGTTACCGCGAACGGAACTTATGTCTCGGCACGAAATGCGACCGACTATCAGAGGCGAGTCCAGCTCGTAAATCGTCTCAATGCGATGAGTCCTGAGCCTGGAAGTGTCGGTGACAAGCTTCGTCAGCAGATGCTGGCTGATATCCAGAACGCGATGGATATCGAGAAGAGTGGTGCGAGCACTCTCGGTTTCTCGCCTTCCGAGATAAATAACCGCATCGCTAAGGGTTGGGAACAACAGCGCGCTGCCGGCGAGGGAATTACCGGTACTCCGATAGCCAAGACGAAGAAGAAGTCTCACAAAAAGTCTGCGGCAGAGATTGCTCAGGACGACATAAACAACGCGATCGATCAAGCCATGAACGGCATGACTGATCTTGAAGGTCGCGCTAAGTCAACTAGCGAAAGCATCGACAAGCTTCTGAGCGGCTCCTTCGATAAGGTGGGCGCGGCGGCACACATTGCCGCTGTCGACCAGGAGAAGAGCTTCGAGGACGCTATAAAGGGTCCTGAGAACAAAATCAAAGGCGTGTTACAGCTAGCCAAACAGCTAGGCGTCGAGGTTTCCGGAGACACGGAAGCTGATCGCTACAACAACGCCAAGGAAGCCATCATCGGCTACATGGAAGCTCGCCAGAAGGCAGCGGCCGAGGCTAAGGCAGACGAGAAGGTCGCCACCGATATTCTGGCTCAGAAGCAGGACAACCAGATTCAGTCCGACGCTATTAATCTTCTTCAGCAGCGAGGAAAGTCGCAGGCTGAAGTTAATCGCTACATCGAGATCGAGACGGCACTCGTCGGCGTCAGCGCGGATAGGAGAGAGGAAGAATACGCCAAGCTGAAGAAGGAGCTCGAGATTCGTGATCAGCTGAAACTCTCCATGCAGGCCGTCAACGAGCAGCGTGAGCTAGAGAATAAGCAGAGCGCGGCGGCGATTCTGGCCCCCATGTATCAGCACGGAGCTCGTCAAGAAGACATCGACTACATGCGCGAGCTAGTCGGTTACGCGCAGGAGCTCGCAGACGCGGGTGCCGATCCAGCTACGCTCAACAACATGGTCGCAACTCGCGCAGCTGCCTTGAATCTTGACCGTGTGATGAAGGATCTCTCCGATCACTACGAACAAGCGCGTCAAACAGCTGGAGATATGGCCGACGCCATCGTCGGTGGATTCCGTGACGGTTTGCAGGCCGGAGACAGCTTCTTGGATATGTTCAAGAACATCTTCAAGCAAATCTCCAAGATCATCATGGACTTCGTCCTCTTCAATCCTCTGAAGCAGTGGCTTCAGCAGGTTCTCACTCAGACTCTCGCGCCGAACGCTACGGCTGGCTTCGGCGGAGTGGGAACACCGGCTGGAACGGTCAATTCCTACTCAACCGGAAATGGTCTGCTCGGAGCACTGAACACAGTTCTCGGTGGGTTTTCTGGTAGGCAGCAAGGCTACTTCCAAGACGTCAATCCGCGGAACGCTCCCGTCTCAGGTGGTCGCGGTTACTTCGACTCTAACGGGGAGCTAGTCTTCCCGAACTACAGCTCTCCCAATGGCGACGTCGTCGTCACCGGGAGTCGTCAATCAGGAGTTATTCCCGGGATTAATCCGGCCGTAATTCCTCCTCCGGCGAAGCAGGCAAGCTTCTTCTCAAACTTCATGCGAACCATGGATCAGAGTCGTGCTGCCTTCGGGACGTTCACGAGCTGGGTCAAGGGTGGAATGCCAGCCGGTGGAGCAGGCGACGCGATAAGTGGTGCGCTGGGAGCCGCGGGAACAGCCTTCGCGATGTACCAGACCGGAAACATGATCGGTAAGTCTGTCGCCAAGGCTCTCGGTGGCGGCTTCCGGACGCAGGCAGTCGCCGGCGGAATCACCGGAGGTGCCGCAGCAGGCTATAGTCTCGGTGGTCCGGTGGGAGCTGCGATCGGCGCAGTCGTCGGTGGTGTTCTGGGCTTCCTGAAGAAGAAGCCCCAGATTCCCAGCTCCTTCGGTGCGGTTAAGGTCGGAGACAACGGTGTCGCAATAGTAGGGACGACAGGCACTCATGGAAATGCAGACGCCAAGGTCGGGCAGGCTGCGGCTCAAGCTGGTGCCTCGCTATTCAACGACTTCGCTGCGACCTACGGTGGATATCTCAGCGCCGGAAACTACGGCACCTTCGGTAAGCGTGAGTACGATCCGGCAGGACCCGGAAACAAGGGAATGTACTCGTTCTGGTCTTCGCGCGGAGTGAACGGAAACGGTAAGCCCGCCGGAACGATGGGCGTGGATTACATCTATGGTACCGACTCGGAAGTTCAGGCTTTCGCGCTTCTGAAGCAAATCCGCGAGGGGATGATCAAAGGTCTCAGCGACACGATCCTTACGGTGGCGAAGAATACGAAGGCTACCACCATGGAGGCTCTGCAGTCCGATCTCGGCATCGGTCAGGCGTACGATCAGTTTATCAAAGGCTCCTTCACTCTCACGGACGTCGCCTCGAAGATTAGCGATCTCAACGAAGCGTTCAACAAGCTAAAGGCTCAGGCCACCGTTCTTGGTCTCAGCGAGGATAAGCTCGTCAAAGCTCGCCAGCGCATGATGAACACGATGAAGGAGGAATTCAACTTCAATATCCAGCAGGGAATCCTCGGATACACGAATCCTGCGCTAGCCGCGTTTAATCAGCTCCAGAAGGAATACCATGACGCAGTCGAGAGCGCGATGGCAGTGGGCGGAGACCTCGTCGCTGTGGAAGATCTCTATGGTCGCAAGAGGGCAGATCTCGCGAAGCAGTGGGCGGACATCGCCACGAATGGTCTCGCCAGCGCGGCGCAGGATCTGTACAATTCTCTCACGGCCAGCGGCAACTCTCCACTCAATACACAGACTGTGTTCTCCAACGCGCGTGATCTATACACAGGTCTCACCTCGCAGTTCCTCTCGGGAGACTTCAGCCACGTAGATCAGCTCTCCACCTTCGCCCAGAACTATCTGGACGCGGCCCGCCAGATGTATGGGTCTAGCACTGACTACTTCGACATCTTCAAGCAGGTCACTGACCAACTCGCGATGTATGAGAACGGCTCTGGTCTTCCTGGAACTACGGGTGGTCCGCCTGAGCTTCCGGGTCTCGACGACATGGTGCAGGAGATTAATGACCAGTCGCTCGAGATGATTGACGCGATGGGTCTAGTCGGTCAGGCTGTCGTGGAGGGAAGCACGAATGTGGTGGATGCGATCAATAATCTCGCCATTG